AATCTTTCTCATTTATTTAATGATGATAATTCATTAAAAACAGGTAATTGGATTCATTTTGCAGCAACATATGCAAATCGTGGAAGTGTAGCTTTGGGAGCTGTAGACCATAAACTATTTATGAATGGTGAACTTATAAGAACCACTTCAGAAAATTGGAGTCAAAGTGGTGGTGGAACGAGTGGTATGTTTTTAGGAGCTCGTAATAATGTTGGTGATTACAATAATGGATGGGCTTGTGGACTTGATGAATTAGCTATTTATGATACAGACAAAGGTGAAAGTTTTGCACAAGAAGTGTATAATGGTGGAATTAACTATGACCATACAGGAGCTAGTAATCTTGTAGGATATTGGAAAATGAATGAAGGTAGTGGAACTACTGTTATTGACCATTCAGGTAATGGTAATCACGGAACGCTTGATACAGATGGTACAGGACTTCCAACTTGGGAAGAAATTAAAGGATATTAATAATGGCTGTTCAACAAATCACACATAAGAAAATTACGAAGTATGATACTTCTAATCCTAACTATAAAGAAACACCTAAACCAAAGGTTGAAGTGAATGGTAATGTTAGGGAAGATGAAGATGTGTATGGTGAAAGAAAACATACCTACACACCTGAACCAAATGGTAATTTACAAATGGAACAGATGATGGGTAAGTTGATGAATAAGTTGGATAACTTTGATTCACCAAGTCAAACAGGTACAAAAGCCATTGAAGTGGATATTAAGAAAGAAATTGCAATTGGTAAAGCTGATATGAGTAGTATTAAATCAGAAGAGGTAAAAGGTAAAGTGAATAATAAATTGGATAAATTAAAAAAACTGAGAAGACGAAATGGCCGTTAATAAAATTACAAACAAAGGTGTGGTGAATAGAGAGTTAGTTAATAGAGCTAATGAGGTATCTACTAAAGGAACTACAATTCGTGGTAATAGAGAAACCACTATTGTACCTGGTAATAACTTTTCAGAAAATTATGCCATTACACTTAAAGATGTTGATACATCAATTTTGAATCATGTGAAAAATGTAATGAAACCACGAGTTAGAGAAGCCAATGAAACTTTTAAAATACCTGTTTATTATGGAAACGAAGAAAGATGGAAAGCTGTTAGAAAAAGAGGAGTATTGAGAGATAAAAACAATTCATTAATCTTACCATTAATTATGTTACGAAGAACAGAACTTACAAGAAATGATTTATCGGGTCAGTCTTTTCAACACGATATTAGAAGACAATATGTGGATGTTGTAAGAAGTTCAAGGTGGAGTAAAGATAATCAATATGATAGATTTTCAGTTCAACAAGGTGTACAACCTGTTTATGAAAATGTTGTCACTGGAATGCCAAATTATGCTGATATAACTTATGAATTTGTGCTTTGGACAAATTTTATTGAACAAATGAATCCATTAGTGGAATCTTTTGTAGACCAATCCAATATGTATTGGGGTGATGGGACTAATAATAAATTTTTATGTACAATTGAAAATATATCAGATGCTTCTGAAATGAACAGAGATGGAGAAAGATTTATAAAATCAACATTTAGTGTTACGACAAAAGCTTATCTATTATCAGAATATCTAAATTCCGTAGTTACAAATAAAATGTCCAATATGAAAAAATTTACAACACCATCACGAGTTACCTTTAATATGGAGGGTGATGCTACAGATGAACAAGTGGGAAAATAAATTACTCGTTTTCTAAATTTATATATATTTATATATAGTTATATAACAAATGGAGGTTACAATGCCAGAAGAAGTAAAATTTAATGAAGAAGAACTTAAACAAGTTCAAGAAATACAAAACAATTACATAACTATTCAAAATCAATTCGGACAATTAAAATTAGCTGAACTTAAATTAAATAGTGACGAAGTCATTTTAAATAATGCACTTCAACAAATTCAAGAAAAAGAAAAAGAATTTTTAGATAACATCACTAAAAAATATGGACAAGGAACTTTAAATCCTGAAACAGGTGTATTCACCTCAGCTGAAAAAACTAAAAATAAATCTGAATAATCAAAAAAAAATTATCGTTTGAGGTTTAAGTCATATATTTATATATGAATAATACTAATGCGCAAAGTAGTATATTTAGTTTACCTCAAAAATAAAAAAGTTAACTTAGGAGAAATTCAATGGCCGAAAAAATAATTTCACCTGGTGTATTTACAAATGAAATAGACCAGTCGTTTTTACCGGCTGCTGTGGCTGATATTGGAGCTGCAATCATAGGGCCAACCCTTAAAGGTCCTGCAGGAATCCCAACCATTGTAACATCGTTTTCTGATTTCCAAGCGAAATTTGGAGATGTGTTCAAAAGTGGTTCAAATTCATTCCAATATTTAACCTCACACGCAGCTGAAGAGTATTTAAAAAATTCAAACACACTAACGGTTGTTCGTGTTATGGATGGAACATTTGGACCAGCTACCGCTGGTGTACCAGCCGCTTCACTTACAACAACATCTGGTGTGCAAGCTAGTGGTTCAGTTAGATTAACAAATGTATTACCAAGTGGTTCAGCACACGAATTAACAATTAATGGTGTAGATTTTATACCTGTAGAATCTGCTTCATTATTTGATAATAGTAGTACTGAAAGATATGTTACAATTGATAATACTGTTGATAAACTTGGACAAAATTTAGTAAACGCTATAAATGCAGCTCAATCATTAACATCAGTTTCTGCTTCATATAATACAAGTAATAATAATTTAGAATTGACAGCGTCAGCAACTGGTACTGGAACAATAGCAGTTACCACAGGCTCTGTCTCTGGACATTCACAATTCTTATTATCTCACGCAAATGACACTGCAGGTTTTACTGCTTTTAATTTGGGTGGTGGAATTGCATCAGTAAGTGGTAATTCATTTGAATTAGAAACATTAGCTGATGGAACAATAATGAATAACGCTAGTGCAACTGCAACAACAAATAATATATTGGTTAGTGGTTCAAAACATAATGTTAGATATGAGATTGCTGGTGTAAATAATTCAAAGGGTACATTTAACCTTTTAATTAGAGCTGGTAATGATAATATTAAAAGAAAACAAACATTGGAAACATTTAACAATGTATCATTAGATCCCAATTCGACAAACTTCATATTGAAAATGATTGGTGACCAAAAACAAAATGTTAGAACAGAAGATGGTGTAAAATATTTACAGTTAAGTGGTTCATATGCAAATAAATCAAGATTCGTAAGAGTTAAAAGTACTAAAACAACCATAGATTACATAGATGAAAATGGTAACGTAAGAGATGGTTCATTATCAGGTTCATTACCAGCACTTGGTAGTGGTTCATCAAATGGTGGATTTACTGGTGGTGCGGATGGTATGAGTGGATTTGATGCATTGGGTAATCATTTAGGTGATAAAACAGGTGCTTCACCCGCTAACTTTTATGAAAACATATCTACAAACAATTCACAAGGATTCGACCCAACAGCTGCTGGTGAAGGTAAAACTGGATACGAGGATGCTTTAGATTTAATTGCAAATCAAGATGAATTTGATGTTAATTTAATTCTACTACCTGGTATCATAAGTGCTGAACATACGGCAGTAGCTTCTAAAGCAATTGACGTTTGTGAATCAAGAGGAGATTGTTTTGTAATTCTTGACCCAGTTGTTTATGGTTCAACTTTATCAGCTGCAACAACCGAGGCAGAAGGAAGAGACTCAAACTTTGGGGCTGTTTATTGGCCTTGGGTTAAAGTACCTGATTCACAAGTTGCTGGAACTCAAAGATGGGTACCGCCATCAGTTGTATTAGGTGGTGTTTACGCATTCAACGATAGAGTTGCACACCCCTGGTTTGCTCCAGCTGGATTGAATCGTGGTGGAATCACAACTGCTATACAAGCTGAAAGAAAACTAACTCAAGGTAATCGTGATGATTTATATGATTCAAATGTTAATCCAATTGCTACATTCCCTGGACAAGGGGTGACTGTGTTTGGACAAAAAACATTACAGAAAAAATCAAGTGCTCTTGATAGAATCAATGTAAGACGATTATTAATTAGAGTTAAGAAGTTTATCGCAAGTTCTTCAAGATTCTTA